AATTTCTGCTGGTGAAACTACAAAGATTCTATTGAGTTCGACTCCGCTTGGATACAACCATTTCTGGAAGTTCTGGAATGATGCACAAAACGATAGAAACGGATTCGTGCCGTTGTTCATTCCATATTGGGAAATTCCAGGTCGTGATGAAGCATGGGCTACAGAGCAAAGAAAACTCTTAGGAGAATTGAAGTTCAACCAAGAAGTGTTATGTAACTTCCTAGGATCAAGCTTAACTCTAATTGCTTCTGATACGATTGCACAAATGTCAGCAGATGCTCCAATTTATTCTAAAGACGGACTCGATATCTACGAAAAAGCCGAAAAAGACTGCGCATATATCATTATTGCAGACACTGCAAAGGGTGTCGGAGGAGATTACTCAGCATTCCAGATTTTGAACATATCTAAGATGCCGTATGTAATGGTAGGCAAATATAAGAACAATACGATTAGTCCGTTGCTATATCCGTCAGTAATCTACAAAATCGGCAAAGATTACAATGATGCATATGTGCTGATTGAAGTCAACACTTCAGAACAGGTAGCAGAAATTCTCTACAGCGACTATGAATATGAGAACATTATCTCAGTCAATAGAACACCTAACGGACAAGTCGTAAACGGTGGTTTTGGTGGTGGTAAGACACAGCTTGGAGTTGTTACTGATAAGAAAGTGAAGCGCATTGGATGTTCTAACTTTAAATCTATGGTAGAAGAAAAGAAAATGATCATTCGAGATGCAGATACTATCTCAGAAATTTCTACTTTCATTCAAAGAAAGAACAGCTACTCAGCCGATGAAGGATACCATGACGATTTAGTTATGCCTCTAGTTTTATTTTCATGGTTGACTACAAATACGTACTTTAAAGAATTAACTAATATAAATATTAGAAAAGAATTGTATGAAGCAAGGATTAAGATGATTGAAGATGAGGTCACACCCTTCGGATTTATAAATACAGGAGAAGAAGAAACCCAGTTTGTTGATTCTTCGGGACAAACATGGACTACCGATGAGCGCAAATTTGATTTTTTATAAATAAACAAGAGAATATGAATGTGAATCATCGTGAACAAAAATCTTAAATCAAGGAGAAAAAAATGGCAATTAATTTAATCTCACCAGGTATCAAAATTACAGAATCTGACAAAGTATCGTCAATTCAAGCAGCTGGAACTACTATTGGTGGAACAGCAGGACAATTTAGATGGGGTCCTATCGATTATCCTACACTAGTTTCTAGCGAAACACAGTTGGCTACAAGTTTTGGCGTGCCTAATGCAACAAATATCATTGACTTCTTATCAGCAGCCAATTTCCTATCTTACACTCCAGCATTGTATGTTGTAAGAACAGGCGCAACAGGCGCAAATAATGCTACATCAAATGGATCTAGCGTTCTTGTTAAAAATGATGACGATTATGAAAAGAATTTTGCTTCTGGAAGCGAAACTGCAAAGTCTTGGATCGCTAGACACGCAGGCGCACTAGGAAATTCGTTAGAAGTTTCTACATGCCCAAGCAATAATGCATGGCAAAGTACTTTGACAGGCACATTTACTGTCGCAGCAGGTTCTAAAATTGTTGTTGGCACAGGCGCAACAGCAAACACAGAATTGACTGTTGGTGACATTGTTGTTATTGGTGGACGCTCTATTAAAGTTGCAGCTACAACTAACACTGCATACTTCACACTAGCAGAAAATCATATTACTGGCGCTTCCTCAGCTACTGTAGTTCGCCGTTGGGAATACTATGATGCATTTGACGGTGCACCAGGAACTTCAGCGTATGCTACTGCAAGAAGTGGTGTTAACGATGAAATGCACATTGTTGTTGTCGATGAAGATGGCGATATTACAGGAACAAAAGGCACTATTCTTGAAAAATACTCAAAAGTATCAAAAGGTTCAGATGCTAAGACTTCTCAAGGCGCAACTAACTTCTATAGAACAATTATCAACAGTACATCTAAATGGATTCGTTGGGGATTTACAGATGACCAAGGAACAAACTGGGGCACTACTGTAGTGAATAAAACATACACTGCGGTTAATAAACCTATTACATATAGTTTAGCTGGCGGCGCAGACGGAACTGTTACAGATACACTTAGAATTACAGCATTTGCTAAATTAGCAAATAAATTGACTGTACCAGCAGGTGTAGTATTCGTTGGAAGCGCAACAGCAGCAGTTATTAACACGGTTATTGCAGACGTTGCTGAAGCTAGAAAAGACGTAGTTGTTTGCTTCTCTCCAACTTTAGCTAACTGCCAGGCTACAGATGCTGAAGTAGATGCTATTACAGCTTTTGCAGATACAGTAACACGTTCTACATACGCAGTTATGGATGCAAACTGGAAATACCAATACGACAAATATAACGACACATATACATATGTTCCATGTAACGCTGACGTTGCTGGTGCAATGGCAAGAGTTGATTCAGTTAAAGCGCCATGGTTCTCTCCAGCTGGATATCAAGCAGGTAGAATTTTGAATGCAGTTCGTCTAGCATGGAATCCTGATCAATTAGCTCGTGATGGATTGTATAGATATGGTGTTAACCCAATCATTACTGAGCCAGGTCGTGGAACAATCTTGTTTGGCGATAAGACATTCACTGTTGCACCAGGATCGTTTAGCAGAATTAACGTTCGTAGACTATTCATTACAATCCAAAAAGCAATCAGTGGATTGGCTACAAACTTATTGTTTGAAGCTAATGACGATGCTACAAGAGCAAGCTTCTTGAATTCCGTTGAGCCATACTTGAGAACAGTTCAAGGTGGAAGAGGACTAACAGACTTCCGTGTTATCTGTGATGGTACTAACAATACTGAAGATTCTATTAATGCTAATGAATTTACTGCTGACATTTATGTTCGCCCAGTATCTTCAATTAACTTCATTCAATTGAACTTTGTATCTGTAAGAGGTGCCGCAGCATTCGCCGAGCTTGGTTAATTTTAAAGAATCAAAGTAAAGGAGAATAATAATGGCAATTTCAACAATTTCAAATATTGCAACAGGAATTGGTTTGGGCGCTCGTCCAAATCTATTCCGAATCAGTTTTGCGGGCGGGCTAGTTGGAGGAACAAATTCTGACCTATCTCTTCTATGTAAAGCTGGTCAAGTGCCTGCATCATCTATAGGCATTATTGACGTTCCTATGATTGGTGGACGTAGATACAAAATTGGTGGCGAAAGAAGTTTCGCTGATTGGACAGTAACAGTTATGTCGGATGGTGCTTTTGCAGTTAGAACAGCTTTAGAAGACTATCAAAAGCTTTTTGTTTCTAATGACTACGATAGTACATCAATTGGCGCTAGAAGTTCTACTCTACTTACAACAGTTTCTGTAGAGCATTTAGGCGCTGCTGGTGAAGTCACTAGAACATACAAGTTAAATAACTGCTGGCCTTCTGACATTTCAACAATCGATTTATCATATGACACAACGGATTCTCTAGAAGAGTTTACTGTTACTTGGACATATGACTATTTCACAGTAGCATAATAGGAGGCTAATATGTCATTTTCAGTTAACAAATTTAGATCGGCCCTAGCGGGTGGTACACACGCAAATTTATTTACATTTACACTTGGTACAGTACCTTCAGGAGTGACACTTACAAACTTCACTACTATGTGTAAAGCTGGCGCAATTCCTGCGTTAACTTTGGGCATTATTGAAGTTCCATTTAGAGGACGTAGAGTTAAGATTCCTGGCGACAGAACCTTTGGAGAGTGGACAGCAACATTTATTAATAGTGCTGACCAATCTTTAAGAGCAAACTTTGAAGCATGGACAGCTTACATTGCTACTAATAATTTCACAACGGATGCAATTAGCAGTAAAACTTCTACAGACTATAAGAGCAGTATTACAATAGAGCAATTAGATGACTCAGGCACGGCAATAAAGACTTATGCACTTCAAAATGCATTTCCTTCAGATATCTCTGCAATCGACCTTTCATACGATACAGTTGATGCTATTGAAGAATTTTCTGTCACTTTCCAGTACAGTCATTTCACCTAAGCTTTTCGTAACGTATAAATACGTTGCGTAATAGTTTTTATAAGGGGACTATTAACGTCCCCTTTTTAATGGAAGAGACTCAAAATGGCAATAAAATTATTTGGATTTAAGATAGGTAAAGACGAACCTCAACAAGATGCGGTTAAATCATTCGTTCCTCCGAACGATCAAGAAGATTCCACTTCAGTTGTTGGTGGTGGTATTTACGGAACTTATGTCGATCTTGAAGGTCAAGTCAGAAACGATGCAGACTTAATCAAGAAGTACCGTGAAATGGCATTACAGCCAGAATGCGACACAGCTATTGACGATATCGTCAATGAAGCTATTGTATTTGATAAGAATAATTATCCAGTACAGATTGTTTTAGACAGACTAGAGCAGCCAGAATCTGTCAAGAAAAAGATTAAAGAAGAATATGAGCATATCGTAAAGCTTTTGGATTTTAACAATCAAGCTTATGACATATTTCGTAGATGGTACATTGATGGTAAGTTGTACTATCATATGCTAATCGATGAAAAGAATCCTAGACTAGGTATCCAAGAAGTGCGATACATTGATCCTAGAAAGATTCGAAAAATTAAAGAAGTGCCTAGATCAAAAGAGAACATTGCTACAGGACAACCTCAAGCAGTCAAGTATGTTGATTACTATGTGTTTTCTGAAAAGGGTTTTGTCAGAGATAACAGTCAGGGTCTAAGAATCTCTCCAGATTCCATTTGCTATACGCATTCGGGACTTACAGATAAAGATGGCAAAGTCATTATCTCATATCTACACAAAGCAATTAAGCCTTTGAATCAGCTCCGAATGCTTGAAGATGCTACAGTCATCTACCGCATTTCAAGAGCACCTGAACGTAGAATTTTCTATATTGACGTTGGTAATCTGCCTAAGATGAAAGCAGAACAATACTTGCGTGAAATTATGCAGAAGTACAAGAACAAACTAGTGTATGACGCAAGCACTGGTGAAATTCGTGACGATAGAAGATATCAGACAATGCTTGAAGACTTCTGGCTACCAAGACGCGAAGGCGGTAAAGGCACAGAGATTACTACACTTCCTGGTGGACAAAACTTAGGCGAAATTGAAGACGTACTATACTTCCAAAAGAAGATGTATAAGTCGTTGAACGTTCCTATTTCAAGACTAGAATCTAATGACGGATTCTCACTAGGTAGAGCTTCTGAAATTACAAGAGATGAATTGAAATTCAACAAATTCATTCAAAGATTGCGCCTAAGATTCTCGCATCTATTCGATAAGCTACTAGAAACTCAGCTATTGCTTAAGGGCATTTGCACAAAGCAAGAATGGCAACAATTAAAAGAAGATATTTCTTATGATTACGTTTCTGATGTATATTTCACTGAGCTAAAAGAAGTTGAAATTATGAAAGAGCGTCTAGCGATTCTTACAGACCTCGATCCGTTCGTTGGCAAATATTTCTCTCTTAACTATATCCGTACTAATATCTTACGTCAATCTGAAGATGATATTGAAAAGATGGATAAAGAAATGCTAGAAGATGCAGAAAAAACAGCAGCAGCAGCAGAGGATGAGCCACCTCCACCTGAACCAAAACCTATTCCAGTTACACTAGCTAAGCCAGCAGAATAACTGAATATTAAGTTTTTATAAATATATAAAGCAAATTAAGGAGCTATATCATGGAACATATTCAGA